TGCCGCAGCACCTAAACTACTACCTGCATCTCCCGGGTTGGGCATGATCCATATGTTGTCAAAAATATCACCCAACTTGCTGTTTGCTACGCAATTAAGTGCAACACCGCCCATATAAACAAGATTGCTCGAACTTGTTAATTCTTTAGCCTTGTGCATCACTTGCATAATCAACTCTTCACAAAGTTGCTGCCCTGCGGCTGCAATGTCCATCTCAGTGACACTGTTGTCGAACTCTAGATCTTGCATACCAATATGCAAGTTTCTTTTAAATGTTGCCAAGCCATTGTCGTGAATTAAATTGTCATACAGTGTATCATATGCTTTGCTTGCATCACCATATGCTGCCATGCCCATTGTAATGTATTCTTCATCCATTGGCTGCAAGCCCACACGCTGTGTAACAGCACTGTAGTACATGCCAATGCTGTTAGGATACTTTTTACAATATACTCGCTTGTAGCGGGCTTGTCTATGCTTCTTAGCCCCAGAATACCCTGCAGTATCATTATAACTAGCTTGGTAGATACTAATAGTATCCATTTCGCCGATGGCATCAATGACAACAACAGCAGCACTGTCAAACGGTGATGTTTGAAATCCAGCAGCGGCATGACTCATGTGATGCCCGACACTAGATATCTTATAAGATATATCAGCATGCTCTTCTATTATCAACGGAATTGCAGAATTTAATTCTGTACGCAAACGCCAGTTTCCGCCCCATGGCTCGCCGCTGCGTAATTTACGTAGTTGACGCTTCCACGGTTTTTCGTAATACACAATTTCATTAAATGGGCCGTGTTCTAGTGCTGCCTTTTCAAGTGCAGTACAGATATTGCTATCGTTTTTCTTTTTACTGTAGCGTTCACTGTGTCCAGCAAACACAACTTCATCATTGTGTAATACAGTTAGTGCTGCATCGTGAAACCCAGCACTAACTCCTAGTACTTTCTTAACCACTGTGTTTACCAACCAATCTTTTCCCAAGGTACATCTTTATCTCCAAAGTGTCCGTATACACAATTTTCACTGTAATTAGTGTAATTGAGCAAATCAAATTTGTCAATGATTCCTTTTGGACTTAAATCAATCTCGTTTCGTATAAAGCGTTCAATACTGCGATTGTGCCCATTTGATTCAACATAGATACTTGTAGGTTGCTTAACGCCAATAGCATATGATAACTGAATATTGCACCAGTCTGCCATTTCATCTGCTACTACATTTTTGGCAAGCCACCTAGCCATGTATGCAGCACTCCTATCAACTTTTGTGGGATCTTTGCCACTAAAAGCGCCGCCACCATGGGGGGCAAAACCGCCATAAGTATCAACGATAATCTTACGTCCAGTAACACCAGCATCACCATCAGGCCCACCAATAACAAAATTCCCAGTGGGATTAAGATAAAATACAGTATCTTCATCAATTAAATCTCCTAATACAGTGTGAGCTGCTTGCTTTGCTAGCGCTCTAGCTGCTTCAATTTCACCTTCTGCATGCTGTGTACTGATAACAACTTGGTCAACACGCTTGACAATACCTTCATTCCTGGCACCTTCGTATTCTATACTTATTTGTGACTTAGCATCAGGTCCTAGCACACTGTTTACTTTACGCAGTTCTTTAAGTTCTTTAAGAATAGTATGGCTGTAGTGAATAGGCGCCGGCATCATACCAGGTGTGTGATTACAAGCATAACCAAACATAATGCCTTGATCACCTGCACCAAAGTTATCAGTGCCTAGTGCAATATCTGCGCTTTGGTTGTGTATACGGTTAAAAATTTGAAGTTTATCCCAATGGAACCCGTCTTGTTCGTAGCCAATGTCTCGAACTTTGCTGCGTATAATGTCATTAATCGTTTCACCGTCTACGTAAAAGTTCTTTACTTCTCCGGCAACCATGACTAAGTTAGTACTTACTAACGTTTCAATTGCTACTCGTGTTGATGGGTCAGCGTATGCTAATCCTGCGTCTACTAGTGCATCACTAATTTGATCAGCAATTTTATCTGGGTGGCCGTCGCTTACCGATTCGCTTGTAAAAACGTAATTAATCATTTGTAGATAAACGGATCACGTTTTCTAAGTTCTTTAAGTTTTTTTCGATACCGGATTTCAAGTTTAATTTTGTTGTACAAAGTTTTTGGAAACCTCAGTATTCGTTTAATTGTTTTCATAATAACGGCACCTGTAATTTTTTACTTTCTCGCCAAGTATAATCATACTCAGCGTAAGCGTCTGATGTACGTATGCTATACACATCTAAGCTTGTTGTTAACTTACTTAGTATGTCATGAAAGTCAGTAGTAGAAAAACTTGCCATTAAGTCTACTTGTGCTACTTTAGGGTGCCCAATTGTTAAACTTTTATCGTTGGGATCAAAGTTGTTGTCTATTAGCCATTGACGGAAGTTTCCTAAACGCTGTTGCATAAACCCTTGTGTTAGTGTTTCTTTGCCCCATTCGATATCAAAGTCTCCTGCGGCTTCAGTTTGCGGCTTTAGTGAGGTAGTAGTAAGTTCGTCGACGCGACTGTCAGCACCCTCATCCTGGAAAACCTCCCAATGGTGTTTACCCACTGCCTTGTTAACACCAACATACACACCGCCGTGATCACGTGCGATTGTATCAATGCCGAAGTGTTCGTAATCATCTTCGTCTAATATAAATCTAGGAGCGTTTAAAAAACACATAACGTTACTAGGGCGTACCCAGTCTGGTGCATGTTCTTTTTTGCGCAGACTTAAAATAAGAGCTTCTGCTTCATGACACAACAAGTTTAATTGACGAATGTACCAACGGGTTTCGGTGTCTGCTGCCAAATAATGCTTGCTCATGTTACCGCTTTCGCCTTGTGTTTCTTCAAAGTACAAGTGTAGCTGATTAAACTTGTCATGGTTAATGCCCATGCTTTCTCCAAAGTTTATTGTTGATTCTATTTCAACAACATTGTCAACTGTGAAATGATCATCAATGTAGTAATCGATACTACTGTCATTGATACCTTTAATTGTTGCATTAATTTGATCAACTAGTAATTGCAAAGTACGTTCACCGTCTGGAAATCCAAAAAAGCAATAGTTCTTTTCAAGGTGTAAGTTTTGTTCTAGTATGCCATTTAATGATTGCAACCATTTACGGCTTAACCCATTATCATAAACATCAATGTACACAGGAAATAATTCACCTGTGTTAGTATTTCTCAATTTCATTTCAATTCTATCAATGGTAGTCATGCTAATAATAAGTCCTTTAAGCTGTAAATAATTCTATCTTTGCCGTAGGCTGAAAATAGTATGTTGCCTACTTCTAAATCAAAATGTTTAACAAGTTGATAATAACGGTCGCCGTAAGTGTCCCACATATAGTCTATTGGTACATTATCTAATAACAATATACCTGCGGCTGCTGTGGTCCATGGGCACATTTGACTCCTGTCGTATATTGTAATCGGATCAACCAAATCCTCGCTGCGAGTGTAACGCAATCCAATTCTATTCCAGCTAGCATGATAACCTTTGCTCATGCTAATCCCGATGCTCTTAATACATGATGTACTGAGATCAATATCCAACCCTGTACTACAACTAAGCCAAGCACCATCGAGGTGTATATCAATATTCTTTTCGGTTGCTTCTTTGAGTATGTCGTTAAACTCAGGATGTACACCTAGATACCCAGGAAACGGTGTTGCAATTACTAATGCACCATTGGGTTGTAAATTGCCAACAGTGCTGAAGTTTCTGTCAGGATCCAGACGTTTGTAGTAAGTGTAATCGTGCTCTAGTACTTGTAGATTTTCTCTACCGTACTTAATCATTAACCCGTCTAAATAATGATGACACCCAACAATAATTTCTTTGTGTGGGAATTGGTCAATGTGGCTGAGTGTAAATCCTTTATTATTTTTTACATAATAGTCAAAATTTTCTTTAAATTCGTCATGCGGCTTGCGTTGCAGACTTTTCCAAACACATTGACCATCCATAATATTGCGTCGAACAGTGTCCAACTTGTCGTCTGACAACATAGCCAAACTGTTTGGTGTTAACAGCCCTTTATTAAACATATGTGTGTATTACCAGCATCTGCTTATCTTTAATGCCAATGGCAGCATTGTCTACGCCACAATGTGGATACAAACTATTCCACCATATGAGGTCACCAGTTTTCCAATAAATTTCATCTACTAATTCATAATGGCGATAGTCAAGTGTGCCATATTGTTTTCTTACTCTTGGTGGATTAATATGCTTGATACGGTAATGCCATGGTTGTTCTTTAGCAGGTTGATCTTCAGGTAAGGGTTCCATTTCAAATACCATTGTACTATTAACACTGCAACGTTCTTTGTTGTGGTCCACACTTATTGGGATTAAGAAACTAGCAAACTGTTTCCCATTGGGATTATGCTCGTTTTCCGGAATTGTTTTAAAGTCTGTGTGTATTCTAAAACTCTGTCCAAGATCAGCATACATGCCAAATATTAAATTAAGATCAGGGCGTCCTGTGTATTTGCGTAATCTGTTTAATATGTTTACAACAAACCAATCGTATGCTTCTGTATGATTAATGTCAACACCGTGGCACGGTCCTTCTGGTGTTATATTTGGAGTTAATTGTTTCATATATTCAACAATCTGATCTAAGTCAGATTCTGGTATAAAGTCTGAACAATGTCCGCAATTATCATCATATTTAAACATTAGCATCTCCTAGTCTGTGCTTATACTATCCCACCAATTTAAGATGTCAGTGTTAGCACTAAGTATTTCTCTCATGCATAACGTATCTTTTCTAATACCCTCAAGTGCAAGTATGCGTCTTTTACCTTTACGCATGCCTCTCCAGTACTCGTCTCTAGGATACGTTTCTTCCATGTTGGGTCTATTTTTTAATTGTAGTAACACGCTTTTTAATGCATCACCGAGTGTGTTGTTTGTAATTAGTTCATCTACCAGGCCGTCTAGTATTTTTCGTGGCAACGCCAATGGACTCATTATAATGTCTGGTGTAAATGTGAATATTACTTTAGCAAGTATAGCTACATTAAGTTCGTCTGCCAACTTTTGTACGTTTACTACATCCATCATTCCAGGTAATGTAAGCGTAAAATCGATACGCATTTGTCGCGGATGAGTTGCTATTTCTAACCCTTGTTTAAAATTGTCTACCCATTCATCGTATTTTAAACCTGTACGTATGTACTCGCCGATTTGGCCTGTACCGTCCAAACTTGCACACATTTGCCAATCACGTATATGCACCAAGATATCATGATATAGATTTACACCTTTATAGTTAACTCTGCTGAGATTACTATTATACCTTGCGTACAAGCGTGGCCCGTCGCCTAACTCAACAATACGTTTCATATATCGCCAGTGTTGTTCGTACATAAGAGGCTCGCCACCTACCCAGTAAATCTCTTCAACGCGATGTTCTTCGACTGCTTCATTGAATTCTTGTTCAATTTGCGTGTCTTGGTAGTTTGATATTTCTTTTCTAACTTCGGGCTTCATCCAATTGTTTTGAGGATTATCCCATTTAACCATGTTGTTGAGTTTGGCTTCTGCTTCCCAACTACTGCTTAACATATCACCACACATGCGACATTTAAAGTTGCACAAGTTACTAAAACGATAATCCCAGCTAATGGGTTTCATTGTAGTTGTGCCAGTATCGTCCGTTTTTTCCCAAATGTCATCGTACTTGTGCTGGAACATTCTTTCAAAGTAACTACGGTATACATCTGTATTTAATAGCTGACTGTTACACACATCACACTCGGGCAATGTTTCTCCGGCCATCATGCGTTTACGAACACTTTGCATATGTTCGTTGTTCCAATGCTCGTCGAGGCTTGCAGGTTGATATTTGCCACTGCCCTCATTCGTATCGATGTATTGTTCAAAATTCTGTGCTGACTCACGGCTTGCACAACACAAACGTCTTTCAGTTTGCGGGCTTAGGTAAGTGTGTGTCCAAGGTGCCATGCACAATGTAGCTGGCTTGCTGTCTGGTTTTTTCATTAGAATGAGTTCACTATCTCGTTGTACCAATCAAAATCTTTAAATTTTGACAATTCGTTCTTAAACGATACTTTTTGTTGCGGGTTTGCTTGTTGCATTGACAGCGTACCATACACTGTGTGTACATAAAAATTTGAAGTGACATCAAAATCCGGCAAGGCTGCAAACCAATTGATTGTATCTTCTAAATCAAATACGTTGTGTACTCCTATTGTGTATGCACAACTAATCGGAATACCTTCTAATAGATTTACTTTTTTTATAATTTTTGAAACTTTGGCCCATTTAAGAGGAGTGCGGGTTTCTTCAAAACGTTTGCCAATTCCGTCTATACTAAAATATAACCGAACTGACTTTGCTTGTTTCCATAATGCAAGTGTTTCCTTAGATGGATACACACTGCCATTGGTATTATAAGATATATCAACAGTGCTTAAATCTTTAATCTTTTTCAAAAGAGACAAGTGCTCACCAGTTAATAATGGTTCTCCTCCGTTGAAATAGATTAACTGCACATCATCTAAATTAGTGCCTGACAGGTGATCGTACTTGAGTTCATCTCCGGCAATGATTTTGATACCTTCTTCAGCAGCCCACAGACTTGAATATGCTGAACTACATATTATACACTTAGCATTGCAAATTGGCAATGTGTTATAGTCCACACTGTAGCACTTGCCGCTGTTGAGCTCACTTTGTTCAATAGTTGCTGGCAAATTTTTAGCTTTGTAACGATCAATAGCAAGTGCTCTTGGGCTGTAACCTCCGTAGGATTCATTCTCCCAGCAATGCTCGCATGCTTCTGGTTTTTGATTGTTTCTTACATCACGGCGTATGTTTTCTAAATGCCTATTAGACATTAGATCTTCGTGTCCACTAAAACGCTGTGACGGTTTAGCTAAACAGCATGGTGCAACTTCTTGTGTGTCGCCAGGAAATCTACGAGCATATAACCCGTGAAATACCAATGGACAGTAACTAGAATTCTGAAACAATTCTAGCTCAGCAGCTTCTCGATCAAGTGTTTCTTGCGAAACATGTATGATCTCATCTGGCACTATCGGCTACCCTTTTGCGTAAATCACTTGTACTAAAACGATGGTCTCGTTTGTTAAAGTGTAGTACTATTCCACGCTTCTGACAGACGTCTTTACCGCTAAAGTCAGTGTGTTTGTATTCCTCCCCAAGGAATCGTACATCTAATTGGAATAGTTCTAATATATCAATCACGTCTTGCTCAGTCTGATAAGGAACAATTTCGTCAACAAATTTAAGTGCATTAAGTTGCGTATAGCGCTCTACTAGCGTTTGCACTGGTTTGTTTTTAGTGTCTGGGCGATCAATTGTAGGATCAGTTTGCAATCCTACAATCAAATAGTCACAATGTGCTCTTGCTTCACGTAACATGCCAATATGCCCAGCATGTAACAAATCAAACGCACTAAATGTAATTCCTATTTTCATAATATCATCTCTAGTTGTTTCGGTACAATTCTATTCAACACGGTAGTAGTAAACAATTCAGCGCCTTTGTGTACGTTAGCAGCCCATTCGGCGCCTTGATCGTCCCCGTCAGCATCGCTATCAGAAATATATTTATAGCAGTCAAAAGGTACATCGAACTTCTGACACACCTTTGCTAATGCATATGCTTCCATTTCGACTATTTGATAGTTAATATGCGGTACACTAAAACTATCGCCAGTTCCGCACACAAACAAACTATCGTGTTTAGTTTGGCAAATAATCATTTGTTCTTCATCACCTGGGCTAACGTACAACGGAAGACCAAGTGGTGTACAATCCATGTCACGTTCAATGACCGCACTCACACCAACAAGTTGACCTTTGAGTGCAGCACTTCCTCCTGCTGACCCGTAGTTAATTATTTTGCTGTAAGTATTATTATAACATAGTTCAGCAGTCAGAGCAAGCGTTGCGTTAACCTTTCCAACACCGGTGATTAGTTTTTTATAACCCAATGGAAGTGTACCCGGTAGTTCTTCTTCAAGCGCAACTATTACTAGTATCATTCTGGGCCCTCATACCCAATTGCTTGAGCAAGCTCACTGTGATGTGTTCTCAAGTCTTGGTTTCTGCGCCAATCAACATCTTTGATCTTCATACGTAATATATTGCCATCAAGGCTAACGCCGTTGTTAATGAAATCAATGATCTTGTCAAATTCTGCTCTATGATATGGTGTTACATCGGCATCTTGCAAACGCTGTATTGCTATTTGTTTGGCTGTATCTGGTAATGTTCCTACACTATGGTAATATGCTTCGTGTAACATGTTCCAGTAGATAAATTCAAAACTTCTAGTATCAATCCAATTAGCAAGTCCCTCGAGATACATTACATTAAACACATTAACAGTTGCGCAAATCTGTAACTGTATGTTGCCTAGTTTATCACGCAACTGTTCAAATCGATCCATGTGGTGATTAACCACTTGCCAGTCAGCATTTGCACGTTGGTATTCAAAGCGCTCGTCAACATCATCAATACTAAATGCAATTTCTACTAGCTTGAAGTGTTTCCATATGTCTTCAGCATGTTCTGGATAATGTGTACCATTGGTATTGTAATGTATTTCAATATTGCCAGCAATGCCTGCGTCCACACACCGCTGCAACAGATCAAAGTGCTCTTGTATCATAAATGGCTCGCCGCCGGTGAACTCCAAATAACGAATTTGATCCATCATTGGGTCAACTGTTTCCCAAAATTCTATATTCTTCCTGGGCCAGGCGCCTTTTTGTAACATTTCGTAATGGAAACTGTCCTTGCCTTCAAACTTAATTTCTTCAATGGCAAATTGGCTACTGCTCCAGCTTCCGCAAATTCGACATTTAAGATTACAAATATTGCCCAGCTTAAAATCAATAAACACAAGAGGTTTAGCATCTTTGCTCCATTCTGTGTCTGTGACAATATGCTTGAGTCGATTTAGTGTGTGCATGCGTTTACTAGTACGTCCACTGCGTTCTTCGTTCCAGCACTTCCTACACGTTTGCGGCTTTTTAGCATCCAAGAAGTCTTGACGCAAGTTATCCATATATTCACTGTAGTGTATCTCGTTTAATGTGTTCTTATTAAGATCAAACTTATTACCGTCTGCATCTTTAATTTCATCTTCAGCCAAGCAGCAAGGACGAGCAGTGCCAATAGGAGATGTTTCAATGCTTACCCAAGGTAGCACACAGAATGTGTCATGTGGTAGTTTCATAAATTATGCTTTCTAAATTCGGCAATTAACCAAGGAAATAACTCACGCCAGGCGGTTTTACGTCTTTGATCCATTTTGTTGAGGAAGTGAAACAAGCTTGTTATCTTTTCTACGTCTTGATCGCGGCTTTTACTTTGTGCTGCAATACCAGCTATGTACTTTTTACTTGATACTTCTTCTGGAGTTGTTTCCGGCTTTAGTTCTAGTATTCTTCTAAAGTCGTCGCTAAAGATATCTCCAAATATATCAATTTGCATGTTTGGCGGATGGTTTACACTATTTTGATAATGATAAACAGGGCGTAACTTGTTCCATTCTTGTATTTTAAGCAGCAAGTCTGGTAATGTTTTCACAGATAATGGAGTAACTGTTGAACTAATAATAAGATTAATCCATTTTTGGCTTACTAGGTATTCAAAATTTTGTTCCCATGATTTTAAATCTAAAGGAAAGCGCACATACTCTTGTTGCGGTCCCCAGCAGTCTAGGCTTGCAGTAACTTCGAATTCACGCAAACAACCATTATCTATTAGAGTCTTTACTCTAGATACAACTGTTTGTAAGTAACTTAGTTTAGCATTTAAGTTAGTAATGATTTGTAATTTAAGGTGAGGGGCAGGGTGCTTTTCAAATAAATCTAGACATTCTTCTAGTTCACGTTGGTATAGTGGTTCGCCCCCTAGTATGTTAAAGTTAGTTAAGTTGTGCCCATTAACTTTTAACCAATCAAATAACTTTTCTTTATTTGATTTTAAATTAGGATCTTTAATAAATTTAGGTTCACCATGTTTAACATTTTCAGCATCCCACAAACTACTAAAATGCGGACCGCAATACAAACACTTGAGGTTGCAAGTGTTATCAAAGTATATCTCGAGTATCCTTGGCGTTACTTGTGTTGCTAGAGGATTATCTTCTAATTCAACTGGCGCATGTATCCCAGGAAAGTCTGCGTTGGTAATTCTATCGCTTTGCCCGCCGGCACCTTCGATGTGCCGGCAGTAATCACAGCCTCCCTTGGGCCAGTTGCCTTTTAACATTTCGTTGCGGTCGTCAAGCTTACTCGGTGTGTTGTGAAAATCAAACTCGTCGGTGTCAAACTTATGATGGTTAGTTCTATGGCAACTAGCAGTTTCGCCAGTTGTTAAGAATACTGTACTCCAATTCCATTTAAGCTGACATGCTGTTGCAGTTTTAATAGGAAATGGTTTGTTTTTAAGTTTACTTTTGTTTTTAAACTGCTCGGTATTATATCCGTATATATTAATGCATTCATCTTTTATGTATTGAGGAAGGTTAACAAAGTCAGATTCTGATTCACATTTAGGCCAGGATGGATCTTTAATGTCATCATAAAATTCTGCCCAAGTGCTCATTTCAATGCTGCCATTTCTGGTATTACATCTAAAATGTTTTCTTTACGTATACCGTCAAGCCGATTGGTCTTCTGCCAAAACTTGTCTATTAGGTGTGTGTTATCTGTACTTTCCATATACTGCAATGCACTTTCAAATCCTACTGTCGCTCTGTTTAAACGATCTAGTGGGCGGAGCCATTCTAAGTGTTCTTCGTACTTTTCTTTAATTTGATCTTTGTATGCTTGCGGTGCAATATCGATGCGCAAATAATCTGGATCCTGCAAAATATTTACATTAAGGTCTTGCGGCTTTATCAAGCCTTTTTCAACCCAATCTCTGTGAAAGTCAGGTAAGTGCAGGGCATTCATAATGCTTAATGTTGGGCTAATATAAAAGTCAACGTTAGGACATACTTCCATCATGGTACGTCTATTTTGTTCTACTTCTTTCCACTTAGTGCCTGTGCGAATATATTCACCGTGGGTACCCATACCATCTAGGCTTGCACCCACAGCTACACTATCAAACTTTTTCCAATAATCAAATACCAAACGATCTTTTAATTTAGTTTTTGTAAAGTTTGTATTGTATATAAGACGCACATCGAATCGGCCTCTGCGTTCTAATTCTTCAAGTATAAGATAATGCTCGTCCATCATGCATGGCTCGCCGCCAGCAAAGTATACCTGTTCTACGTGATCCAAGTGTTCATATAACTGCTCAATCATGTCAGTTTCAAATCGACCTGCGTAGTTCATTGGCTTGTTTTCTTTAGCCCAGTTGCCGCCTGCTAATTCACTTTGATCTTTGTACCAACTACTACTAAAAATATGGCCGCAACTACGACAACTTAGGTTACACAAGTTCGAGAACCTAATGTCCCAGTATGTCATTTCAAAATCGTCGTAATGACCATCATCATGTGTGTCAAGTGCACGTCCAATGTGATGTCCGTGGTGCTTGTTTGCACTCTGGCGTCCGCTAAAGAATCCGCTTTTCTCTTGTTCGTAGCAACGTCCGCAGGCAGCATTAGGTTGCTCTGACAACATGTCTTTACGTAATTGTTTTTGTTCTGGACTGTTCCAGATCTCTTCCATTGTGTTGTTTTTACAGTTACCCACTTGTCCAACACCCATTTCGGCGTGACAGCAAGGATAGGCTTCGCCAGTGGGATAAGCATGCATATGTATCCACGGGTACATACAAAACGTTTTGCTTTCACTGAGCAACTCGCGTTCCCTATCACTTAGGTCTGCTAGCTTAATTTTAATCGGGTCAGCACTGTTGTAATTATAGCTCATTATACCATTCCTTTAGTTCAGGGAACGTTGTTTCAAAGTTCTTATTACGCCTGACGTCATACTGTTGATAAAACTTTTTAAAATCGTTGTGCAGATTTGGCATGTCAAATCCTTCACTGTGTGGTGTATCTACAACTTGCAAGTATTCAATAAGCCTGTCTAGTTGCCCTAGTTCAAACTCGTGGAACAACGGTGAATTATTGTTGCGAAGATCTTGCAGTTTTTTAACATGGCGTTGCTTTATTTCGTCTGGTAAAACTAGCGCACTTTGAAAACTAGGAAAGCGCAAAATATTAAAGCTCATCACACAGAATCTGCGGCTATCATACTCTTCTCGCTTTGCCATAATGCGCAACACAAGATCAGGCAGTGTCTCTAAGCATAATGCATTGATAGTCATCATGCAGTGCGTGTCAATGTCTGCTTCGTGTAAACGCTGCACATTATCCCACCATTGCTCAAATATCATACCATCGCGAATGTATTCAGCTGATGAGTCGGTTGCTTCTGCACTAGTGTACACACCTAGACTAGGCAAGTGTTGACGCACATTGATCAATCGTTGAATTAGTTCAGGCTTTGCTACTAGATTACTATTGATAGCAAGACTGGTTTGACTCTTATCACCGTTTTTCTCAAACCATTCAATTAGCTTCCAAAGGTCTGCACTCATTAGTGGCTCGCCTCCAGTTACACGTAACTGACGCAATGTTTTGTGTAGATCAGTTTCCCACCACTTAAAGAAGGCTTCAACATATGGATTCTCTTCGCCGTAGCTAAACAATTGACTACTGTCGTGTTCGTGTGTAAAGTGCCCGCGGCCGTCACTTTTAAGATCAGTATAGCCTCCGTTTTGTTTTAGATCCTTAACCCATGTACTACTAAAGGCAGGGTTGCAATAACTGCAAGCAAAGTTGCATGTTCGATCAAATGCAATCTCAAGATTGATAAGATCAAAGTCTTCCTCGGCATCTGTTTCAGCTGCTTTGGTTAGTTCTTCATCAGTGTAGATCCAGCTTTTATAAACACGGTCACTGATGTGCTTTTCGCCCATGTCTTCGATTTTCCAGCAATACTCACAACCACTAGGGCGTTCACCGCACTGCATTTGCTTTCGTTGTTCTTTTTTCTCTGGTGTGTTGTGTATTAGTTTTGGATTATCTTTGAGTTTTTCTGCATCAATTTTGTGAGGCAACGGATGGTGACAACTAGTAGTCATACCGCTTCCGAGCCAAATAGTGGCGTTGTACCATTTTGCTCCGCAGAAGCTTGCACTGCGAGTATCTAAGTGTTGTTGCTTAAAATCGTATGGCAACAATTTACTTTGCAGTACTTCTAACTTGTTATCTGGATTACCTTCGGTCATCATGCGTCCTTTTGCGGGTGCGTATAATAGTATTATATAGTATGTATGTTTGTTTGTCTACTGGTTCCAAAAATATTCTTTAACCTTTTCTAGAACTTCTCTAGTTGTTTCTTGTCCGTGAATCTGTTCAACGTGCTTGCCCAGTCTCTTTTGTATATCAAGTAACAGAGGATTCTTAAATTGCCATTCAACATACCCATTGTGTCCGAGATATAAATTGCTGTGAAGCACACCACTGCTTTCGTTATCCCACGGAGGAATAAATGCATGCTGCACACTGTCCCAGGTAACATGCTGCAAATCGATGTTGTTAATGTACATTTTCTTTACTTCTACCCACTTATCTTCAGCAATATAATTTTTGCCGTAATGGTGGAATCGCAGAACACTAGTTTCGCGTGTTACATCTTGTACTATTTTAAATTCTATCACATCACAGTTAGCTTCATAACGACCAATGACTGTGTCGTTCCAGTCTATCTGTACTAGAGGCCACCCATTGGTATCGTTGTAGTCAGAATGTTCAAGATGTATTTTAACTGTGATAGGAATTTCGTGTAATTCGATCATAACTTCTCATTAATCTGGTTAACTGATGGTCTCCATTCCATACAGTGTACCCTAAGTTCATTAATAATTCTTGAGTCGACACACGTCTGCGACAACGTTCTAGTAACGTCAAGTCTTTATTTTGTTGATCAACCCAGTCGAGTCCAAATAAAGTGCCTGCGCCACTGTCGCTTGTAAAGTCAAGTCCGAGGTCAACACTATTAAGATGCAACGGAGTTCCTTCGTCGATGCTTAAAGTACCGCCAAGGTTTACTCCAAATATAGTACCGTCAATTGCATATCCTTGATACTTAGTAAATGATTCTAGTGTTTCTTGAAAGTCTTCGACTGTCTCAGTCGGATAACCTATAATGATCAAGAAATAACAATTCATACCGTTTAAACGTATTTGTTCTAATGTAAAATCAAGATCAGCATTTGAGAAACCCTTTTTCATATGGTCTCGAACGTTTTCACTTAAACTTTCGATACCCATTGCTAACCCATTCATACCACTGCGAGCAGCGCCAGCAAAGTCATCTGCATTTAGCTGAGTGGGTGTTCGTACAATGTACTGCCCGCCCCATGTAAAAAACTTATCACCTAAGTTGTTGTCAGCATAATATTGATTAAGAGTTTTGTATAACTCTCTAAAACTTTTAATACTGCCATTGATTAGACTATCAGTGAAGAAAAAGTTTGTTACACCGTATTTGTTATACTGATGAATCATTTCCTCAGCCACATTTGCACCGCTACGGAAAGTATACTTTTTCCAAAATGCATGTATGTCACAGAATGTACAACTACGCACACAGCCTCTACTAGATGTAATCGGCAATTGCTTTTCAACATTGCTAGTGTAACGGTATGGAAGATCAATTACATCATCGTAGTTAGGAAATGCAATGTCGTCTAAATTGGTAATTTGTACATAGTCGTCGTTATTAAGTCCACTAACTGTACTACTATTTTTTCGCAGAATCTCAACTAATGCATGCTCGCCTTCGCCGCGTATAAAGAAATCAACTAGTTTTTCTTCTACTAACCGTGTACCAAAATCATTCTTCTCACTAGCAATACCGTTTGTACTTAACCCTGCACCACCAATAATAATTTTTCCAGTGTACAGTCCTTTTAATCGTTGCGCAAGCTCTTCGGTAGCTCGTTGGCATTCAAATGTAAAAACACTTATACCTAAGAACTTAGGGTTGATTTCTAAAATTTGATTTACACAACTATCGTACCAGTCATTGATGATTTTTTGATCTTCGTTGCCAATACTACTGCGAACAGTAAAATAATTACTAACACTAGTTTGAGTTGTGCCATCTAGTGCATCGAATAATTGTAGATTGAAGTCAGCAACAGATGCAGTAAACCCAGCTTGTTCGCATACACCTTTTAATAGGCTAGGAGCCGCAGCTGGATAAACCAAGCTGACGCTAGGAACATTTATGATTAATATATCCATTTAACTTGTTCCTAACTTATGCATTGTATGTATTTATGCAGCATACTCTTATGCCTGAGTACTTTGATACTTACACTGTTCCCACCAGTCGGTCATTTCAGGAAATGTCTGTAAAAAGTTAGTTCCGCGCCTGCGATCGTGCTCAGTAAAGAACTTGTAAAAGTCTGATTTGTTACGATTAAGGTACTCTGGAGATAGCCTTTGCCCATCTCTCATCCAGGCAATGTCCCTATCTAAACGATTAATCTCGTAGTCTTTAAATCCGTGGAAGCGAGTAGCTTCAGTTTCAAGATTTTCCAGCATCCAGGCTTTGGTCATATCAAGTTCGTACACATAACTTTCAGGCAAGATTTGCAGACTTTGCCAAGAAGGTGTACGCAGCACAGGTGTATCAAACCACACTCGCTGATATGTTGTGCTGTATGTTTTCCGTAGTTCAAGTATAGCAGCAAACAATTTTTGTAAAGTTGTTACACTCAAGTTGCTCATTGTTACAATAAATGTAATACTGTTGCGCTCTGGAATATCACGCAAGAACTGATGTACTCTGTCCCATAGTAAGTCAAAGTCAAGACCGTGACGTACATATTCTACTTGTTCAAACATTCCGTCCAAGCTTACATACTGCATAAAGTGTTCCACGTTGCCGTGGTCGCTGCATATAGTTGATACATATCCTTTGTACTTCTGCCATAGTTTCTCATCTACGCTAAAATTTGATGTTGTACTTAGATGTAAGTCTGGCTTAGGATTGGCTAATACATGGTCAAATACCTTGTATGTGTTTTTATCCATTAGCGGCTCGCCGCCTGTCATTCGGAAGTGCTCCAGATCCGGATACAACGTAGGCCACCATTCCCAAAATGCATCAACATATGGGTTGTGGTCTCTTGCAAGTATAGGTCTGCGTTCTCCTACAAAATGTGCAGGATCGTTGTGTGGCGTACTTGTTGGCCAAGCGCCATGCTTTTCTGTTTCAGCCATCCAGGTTGAACTATACTGCGGCGAGCAATAACTACAACTTAGGTTGCATGCGCTATTAAAATCTACTTCTACATAACTAGGAGTAATGTCTTCGTCCCAATTTGCATTTGTTATTTTTTCAAAGTCTTTGATTGCCCATGGTTCACCACTACGATAATGCCTGTCACTTAGCTTTCCGTTGTCTTCCATCTTCCAACAATAGTCACACTCGCTCGGGCGCACACCCTCGAGCATCAGTTTACGTTGCTGCTTCTTGTAGTCTGTATTGTGTAACGCACTGGGATTTTTCTTAATAGCTTCTGCATCTGCTCTGTGCAATGGCGGATGATAACAACTGTTGTTCATTCCAGTAGTAAGGTGTAAGCTGAGTTGCTTCCACTTAGCAAGGCACATGCTAGGACTTATTGTGTTTAATTTTTGCTGTGCAATTTCTGCATCACTTAAAAATTTACTTTTAAAGTCTGCATCGACTTCGTCGCCTTTGTTTTGCATCCTACCAGCCTTCCTGACTGCGAATAACATCAATCTCTCGTGTCATGATACTTTTATTATTCCAGTTACTACGATAGTGATGTTTAAAAAATTTACTTTGATCTGAGTTAAGTACATTCATTGGTAGATCTAACTGTCTGGTTAGTGCACTGGCATGATCATTAACAATGTTGACTGGATCAGTGTTTGGTATATCGTTCCAAATTTGTTCTAAATTGTCAAACCATTGTACTTCTTTGTGATCCCAATCTGTTAACATAGTTTTGTATGTTCCGAGTCTCGCACCGGCAATTGCCCACAGACCGTAATCTGCATCACTGCCGACATTTTGCCAGATGGTTAAGTGATCAAGGTTGCGACTGTGTACTCGTTCTTTAAACTCGCCAACAGTTGGTTTGCGTCCTCTGTCGAGGCACATCTTTACACCTTCACGAAAGCCAGCACGCCAGGCATGTTTAGCACTTCCATTTGGATGTGTAGTCGAATAGCAATTGTACATCGGCCAGTACAGCGGATCAAAACAAAACTCTACATCAGTATCATCAGCGCCTTCACTTGCTTCATGTGTGCGCATGTTCATAACAAACTCTTTTGTCCAGGAACTCATGCCGCCGTTACCATACATCAAACCATTAACATGATTACGTGCTCTCCAGCGATAAACTGCCTTTTCGTAGCTACTGTCCTTGTATTCAATGGTTTGATTGAAAAAAGACTCCTCGGGAAGATTGTCACCATCAATTAATATAAAACGTTCAGTATCGCTTGCTTGTGCTGCGGCTTTGTGTGCAGCATCGCTGCCTTCTACCCCATCAACACGTTTTGCCCACGGAACCATGTTGCGTATCTTAACCCAAAACTCTTCTTTTTGTGGTTCATCGTAAGAAAGATAGATACAGTCCAAATCGGCAATATCAATTGAATCCATGTTAACTCCGTGATTTATCTTGTGTAGGGTTTAAAATCTTGACCATTGGCAACCAAGCACGCTGTTCCGTCATCATACAAACTCACTAGTGTCCAGGTGCCCGAGTCTTGGTTAACAAAAAACATCATTGAACTCCAATACTCTTTGCTGTTAGATGAACTCCGTTGCATGCCTCTGCCACTGTGCAAAGGTTTTTCGCCATATTTGTTCATAACCGTATTAGTCATCTGAATAACCGGTGCACAAGGTTGTGTAGTAAGAAAAAATTTAGTTTCTTGTTCTTGCGACAACACCGTTGCTGGTAGTAGTACTAGTATTCCTGCAATAAACGCATTTAATATATACTCCATTTAATATTTTTCCTATCATATAAAGTATTTACTTTAAATAATATGTTTTAGTAGTCCACTTATTATTACCATCTGAATCAACTATCATTATATTGTCTGCTCTACAACTTGTGCCCGATTCCGATGGCACCAGTTTTGTCCAACTAACCGCATCAATTAGATGTACAATGACTCCATTACGAATAATTAAATCATAACGAGATACACTATACTGCTCGTGTGTTACAACAATATAATCACCATCGAGTTGCTCCATAGAATAGAACAACGGTTCATTGGTTTCTTTATTATAATACAATCTGTACTCTAAGTCAACTGGTTTATTTTCTGGCATCATTTGGTTAATTAGTTGCAGTAGCGCATCTTCATTCATAGAACTGTCCTAATTCATGTGCTAGTTTTTTTTGATGATAATGCACAAATCCAGTTTGATTATGTCCATTGATGCGAATTACCCCGTTGACTACTTCCCAAACTAGTTCGAAAGTCCAATCATCTGCACTAGTACCAAGGATATCTGGTTTCATGTGTACAATTTGAGGCCCAACGCCCGGTGTAATAAAGTCACTGCCATTTAATGCATAAATTAAATCTGTGCTAGCCTTTTCATCGTTGCCTAGTTTGATGCTGCGTTTAATTATATCCCAGTTAGAAAAATATTGTTTCACATTGTGAAAGAATCGTTCTGCATCAGCACTTACCCTCCAGTAGGTAATTGCATTATATACATCGGGCAAACTATTATGATCAAATATTTTTCGATAAGTGCGAGAGGTTGCAGTGACACCATGGAAGTTACGTGCTCCTGTGCTTATCCAAACTGGTTTATTTCGAAACAATGGCCACCAATGATCAATTGGTCCGCTAACAACCATATCAGCTTCAAGCTTTATAGTTTCGTGAAACGGGCTTGCATAATACACTTGCCAATCAGTGGTCCACCCACCTGTATTACCATGCGGAAAAGTCTTGATAAAGTCAAACAAAGAATTTTGATAGTTCTCTTGATCAGTAACTAAACAAACTTTTGCATCTGGGTGCCAATATTTAAGACTTTTTACTAGTGTTTCTGCACATGTAATATAATCAGCAGAAGCGGCAGTTCCGGCTACAATTAGGTACCCTTTGTCGGCCTCATACTGCATACATTTTCTCCAGATAACTTTTGCACATAACATGCAAGTCGTGATTTTTAATACAAATTTTCTTCTTGCGACTATCTTTAGTATATGTTATCCACCATGAATCGTCAATGAGATCAACTACCGAATCGGTTTCGACATTTGCCAGCGGCCACGGGATTTCACACTGCTGTGGATGTATATTTCCATTACATACTAGTAACGCAATGCTTAACGCAAAATCGTTGCGATATTGTTTGCTGTCAAAACCAAACAATGATGCGTAGTGTTGATAATTTTGTTCTACCATTTTCCAGACATCAAATACGTCCTGGGTAAACTGACTGCTTCGATCAAACACAACAACAGTTGCCCACCACATGTGCGTATTCTTTGTGCCAAATGTTTGTAGCCTAGTCTTAGGTTCATGTATGCTGCGAACATGTCTGTGGCATAAAAACGGTTGCGAACTTTCTAACAAAGGTAACAAATCACTGCTGTTAAGCATATAATCTGTGTCGACTAACAATGTACGATCATATGGTGATAAATCAAGTGCAGCATTTCTACCAAAGTTATACCAAGTAGTTGCTGCTTGCCTGTCGACAAAAAATCGTCTGTTAGTGTCTTTACCTCGATCGACTATAACTTGATTATCAAACATATCCGTGTCAACAGGTTTGTCAGTAACCAAGGTTATCTTGATATTAAGATGTTTCTGTATTCGTTTGGCACACTCGATAGCAAGCTCGGTGTATTTTATCTCGCTATCAAAGGCAAAAAGTAAAGCACCTGTTGTCATCTTTGTCTAGAAATTTCGTTGTACTCTGCTTGCCAGGCATTCATTTGTTCTTGCCAACGCTGCATTGCTAACTCTTTCAGTTCAGCTACCTGCACAGTAACCGGAGTATTGTAATAGTCTTCAAACACTGCCTGCACGTCTGCGCAACATTCACAAAGTACAATTAACTCTGGTGATGCTTTCCACATACCGCCGCTATGCGCAAAAAGCATTTTGGCTTGGTATGTTTCACGCAACACAATTCTTGCTTGTTGGTGGTCAAATCTAGTTTTAATGTTTTGGGAAAGTTGGTCTGTTTGCATGCTAATAGTTAGCATGCAAACTTTGACCTGTGTAAATTCTTAAATATTAAGCAAGTGACCAAGTGGCACTGTTCTGTGAAGGTGTGCCCCATGTGTTTGTAAGTGTGCTAGTGCTTGGGAAACGAACTGTTGTGTTCATTGTAAGTGTTCCGTCAACACTGTCAACAGCACCAGCTGCTGCGTCAATAAGTGATACTGCAAATGTGATTGTCGATCCACTAATTGATGCATTAATTTGGGTATAGTTTGATGTATACTCATATGTAGTATTGAACTGCTTGAATAGCTCAACTGATGTACCAGTAAGGTTAAATGCACCAGTGCCTTCAGCTAAAGTAGTCGGAGTACCTGCGCCACCAATTTTAGTTGTACCAAAATAAGATGTACCTGCGATAGTTTTGTTCTTAGCAGGATCGCCTTGTCCTGTTAGTACAATTGTACCTACGTTAGATAGCATTGTTGTCCAAGAAGTATTCTGAGGATTCGCTGCTCCACCGGAGCGACTAAAGCTTAGTCTAATCATTCCGCCTGCATTAAAGAAGTAACGCATTTGGTCTACACTTCCCCAAGTAATAGTTTTAGATGTTGTTGCGCTCGATGTCCACGCACTAGTTGTTGTTGTAGTAACATTACTATCACTACCACTAGCAGTAGCATTCATAGCCCCAGTAGTAATTGCAGTGATGTTTGTGTCTAATGCTGCATAAGCCGAAATGGTATCCCCGACTGTTGGGTTTGTGATTGCAGTAATCGATGTGCCCTGGTGCGATGCCGCACTTGAAATTCTTGTTAATAATGTTGCCCATTGAGTGGCTGTGATCGATGCACCAGATCCGAGTGTAGCAACAGTGTTTGTTTGACCATAGCCAAAGTTATTAGCGCCTGAGCCCCATACTGTGTTTACTCTGTTTGCAAATGCTGTATAATCTGCTGCGGTAATAACCGAACCGGTAGTGTAAGTCATTTATGTTTTTTCCCTTTGTATTAGTAGGCATTGCTACGCTATATTTACGGCGTCCTGCATCTTTAAGATGCAGTAAGATGTCAAATACACCTTTTTGTCAAATTGACCACGTCGTTAGTGTTAAAAGTTGTTAATATAGCTGGGTAATCCTCTATCTTTGTATTTATTAATTTTAACTAATTTTAACAATCGCTTCTACAGGAGCCAAACCTTCGGATGTTTTATCCGCTAGCGCACGGCCGATTACGTTGAATGCTGTAACTTCTGCTAAAGTTGCTGATCTAGCTGCGCCATTGCCTGCACTTACTAGTCTGTCACCCTTGGCTACGAAGCCCATTGTCATAACTGGAACACGCCCGGTCATAGCAATTGCTGGATGTGTTTCATTGTTGCCAGAACTTGCATTCATAGTATAGGCTGGTTGTGTTGATACTACACCAAACACACTATCAGAGAGATCATCTACACAAATTGTAACTTCTTCACTGCCGCCTAGTTCAACAACTGTACCGGGTGCATAAACAGCATCTGCTGCAAAACGTTCCGCCAAATCCGCATACTCTGCAGACGTTGCTTTAGCAAAAATTGTATTAAACGAACCTGTCGAAGATCCGATGTTACCAACGCCATCGGCATTACCGTTTAATATGCCGCCAGCTGTTACTAAGTTAGTACCAATGTTGATTGTACCAAAGCCACTTGCAATACTACCTGCAACTAGTGCACCAGTGCCAGTAAGAGTGCCGTATGTGCCTGTAATCCTACCAGTTGGCACTGTACCTGTATTCAAGTTACTTGCATCAAGTGCAGTAAGCGCAGAACCGCTACCTATAAAGCTAGCAGCTGTAGCACTGCCAGTAACAACCAAGCTAGTTTCAATATCAACAACTGAAGTTGCGCCATTAACTGTAATTGCAGTAGTGTCCACACCGCCGTCATTTACGTTAAATTTAAGATCACCATTTGATGTGATGTTTTTAACAGATACAGTAGTACCGCTAACGCTTAACTGAGCATCACTGTTAGGACCAACTCGAAGTTCGCCTTCAATAGTTAGTGTACCAGTGGTAGTATCGCTTACGTCTGAACGTAAAAATTGTGTTGAATTTAGGCCGTCTAATGCATCAGCATCGCTTGCAGTACCTTTAAATACTGCACCACTAACTGTAGTGCTCATGTTCAAACCTGGGCTAATTGTAGCAAAGCCCGAAAGTGCCGCAGCCGGAGTAAACGTTGCGTCCTTGGACCAAATACCACAAATAACATTGTTAACATACATTAATACAACAACGTGATCAGCTGCGGCACTATCAGTGATCGTATCAACAACAGCACCTGATGTTCCTTCACCGCTTGTAAAGGCTGGGCCAATTGTTATAAAAGCACTGCCGCTGTAGACTTTAAGTTGGTCGTTTACTGTATCAAACCAAAGGTCGCCTGCTACGTTGCTAGTTGGTGCAGTTGCAGATGATGTCGCACCCGAAATTGATTTAAACAATGTACCGTTATATACTTTGATAACATTGTTAGTTTGGTCGTACCACAACTGGCCTTGCAGAGGTGAACCCGGTGCAGTTGTATTAGAACCATTTTCCAGCAAGTGAATAAAATTCTCTCCCAAGAACTCGCCATAGCCTGCATAGTTTTTACCTACTACGACTTGACTTGAATCTGTGTTAATAGTACCGTCTGCAACTACTGCAAAGATTGTACCATCTGTTTTGTTAATGGTATACGCCATTTATTATTACTCCGTTCTCTAAGTGTATTTATATCTTTATTATATATGTATATTTATGTTGCACTAAGATTTGTTAAAGTCTGGATGCGCACTGTATAATCAATTTGAATTTGTCTGTTCAGTGATTTTTGAACAGGATGAAAAATAACGTGTGTTATTAATCTTAAATTGGTTGCACTGCCGTTCCAAACTTTAAGTCCAAGCTCGTCGAACACATAGTCGCCGTTAAAATCTGTCGAATTGTCAAATGCCTGCTGTCCGCTAGGCTCGCCATAATCTAAGAGACAACTAACTAAAACGTCTGTATACACTTTACCGGTGGTATGCGTGACCGTTAATTTGTTTCTACTAGTATCGGTATTTGCTGCACTGTTATCATCAACAACTTTTGTATAAGTTTGATTGTACAGGTCAGCATTTTGCCCTGTTGTGTTAGGAGGCAAATATGTAATAACACCTGTTGGATCTACACTACTGCCGCCATTGCCAAACGCCATACTATAGATTTGGCCAATCGTTTTGTTTGCAAGACTGTTTGCAAGAGATTCACTCATATTTTCATAATGAATTGCATTACGCTTATCCACAATTACTTCATCAGTGTTTGGATCAAATATCTTGATGTGACCGCTAATAGCAATCTGTCCATTTTCGTTTGGCGCAACTTCTTTATCTGTTTCCATTGACATCTCGTTAACGTTATCTTTTTCTACTTCCATGACTGTATTTACCTATCTAGTTAACCTTGGTCTTTAAGAAACAGCGCAGCCGCAGTTGTTTGATCTTGCAGTGCAATTCCATTACTTGCTGTACTATTTCCTTGTGCGTACATTACCTTGCCAGTGACTATTGAAATATCAATTTCAACACCGTCTGATGGCGCAGTTGTAAGCATGATTTCGACTTGTGTTGCAGTAACGTCAGACACTGTAAAATCGGTAATAGGAGTCAATACTGTACCTCCTACACTAACTCTAACTGACTCGTTAAGTTCGGTGCTATCAACTGTTGTTGGTACAACAATATCTTCTCCAATGAATGTAGTAGTTGATCCATCTCCAACGTTAGTAGTGTCAGATGTAGTTACCTGTTGATATGTACTTGGTACTTGTTGTGCCATCCCAACATCACTGACTACAGTCCCAACAACATGTGCAAAAGCTCCAGTGCCAGCTACTCCTCTGCGCAATCCACTAACAGTGTTGTTTACTAAATCACGGGTTCTATATGTAATGCGCTCTGCACCGACCATCATTTGCCCAAATATATTTGAAGCTAGTGCTGGCGCAGACAATTTGCTTGCATCTTTTACGTAAACAGTGTCTGCTGTCTGTGTTAAGCTTGCAACTAACTCTGTTGTATTACCGTTGTTTAGTTTGAGTATTTTCTGGTTGTCTAACATGTCTTGGAAGATACGGAAGTTTAAACTATCTGGAACAACGCTCATTGTAAACATAGTTACTACTAGTACATCATTATCACCGAGTATACTACCATCAACTGTTAGTATGCTAAGTCCATCTGTACCTGTAGTTAAGCTAAACTCTACGCCGGCGTGTAAATGTTTGCCATTTAGTGTTACTACCATTCTATCTGGATTAGTTATAAGTCTGCCAAGGGCAAAATTGTTAGTTTGTTTAACAATACCAACTGAATAATCATATGGATCAGCATCATAATCACTTTCATCAAATGCAATGCCAGTAGTGTCGCCTTCGCTAGTTGGTCCCTGGAATACTTTAGTGATTATGTCTTGTTGTGCAGTATCATTATATGTGTACACGTTAAATGGTGTGTCAGGTATAGCAGTAACACGCAACAACAAATCTGTTTGATTTACTATTGTATAGTCGGCTTCGGTTGTAACTGCAATTAAAATCTGTGCACCATTTAATGGCTGGCTTTGCACATTAAATTCAACATATCTGTCACTGCTGCCATCGTATGTACTGAGTGTCCAGTCAGTTGACAGATCCTGTTTTACATTGTCTACGTACACAATAACATCGTTTTCTGAAATCAACCCTTGATTTGTTTTACCTGTTGTACTCAAATAGTACGGACCTAAACTAGAACCATCGCTAGTGTATTCAATGCCTTCTGGTGCTCTTAGACGCAGTCCATCACGCTCAACAATCATGTTAACAATGTTTGTGCCTTGTAAACTATTTGTTAATACATACTGATCGCCGATATATGTAAAACTCTGTACAAGAGGTGTGCTCCAACTTAGTTGAGTTGGCGTTGTTACTCCAAGTGCAGTAATTGTTACCCAATCAGTTGCAGAAGGTTGTGTATCAAACGTTACATTTGTTGCAAAGTTACCAGATGCTGCATAAGTGTATGTTGTAATAAGTTCGCCATTAACAAACACTACTAACTCATCAATCTCTGTGTATGCTACATCAATAAGTTGTGTTGCATTAGTGATAGCACTGCCAACATAACTTTCTTTAAACAGTTGTGATCCGCCACCTAAACCCCAAACTTCGACATTAAATGTATCGCCAATGGTTCCGTCATTGATTGTAATTACTTTAGTAATCCAGTTAACATCATAATCCCCGTCGGCAACAGTTTGCCCAGTAGTATTGTTAAGAACATTGACCCCAACAGGGTGATTCATAAGAGATGCAAAGCTAACAATTGTACCGACTCCGGTGTAAGCAACACTGATGTTGTTAATATTAAAGCCGTTCCCGTTTACTGACCAATCGCTGCCAGGGCGAGTATAAACTTTAAGATCTAATGTATCAAACCCACTACCTGGGACTAACTCCTCCGGCGCATGCGAACTATATGTGTCAATAAACTCTCCACCTTCGACTATAATATCAGTTGGACGGATACCCAAGTAAGAGTCGAGAAACGAACTTTCGTATATAGCATCAAGAATGCCTGGATCGTATGTTGGCAGCCCTTCTGGGCCAAAGTCGATATTATCAAACGGGTTGGTATCAAAATTACCCACGGCATACCCGGTATTTTGTGTAAACTCTGGGCCTTTAACTTGCACACCTGGGTAATCAATACCTGCCATTAGCTGCGCTAGTTCACGTCCTGGTTCGTTTGGTGATGGCGTATACATACCAATTGTTCTATCGGCACCATCTAGTGTGTTTGGATCAACTATTGTATAGTTTTCTGGATCAAAGATTGTTCCACTAGTAAAGTCTGCAATTACTTGATAAACTTTTGGCTGAACCGTACTAACTATCCCAACTGTTGGCACAGGATAGCGCACAAGCTCGCCGGCGGTGTACACAGTGCTTGGTGCCCAATCAAGTACTTGACTAGTATATGTAATTCTGTCGTACTTAATTGTTGTTGTGAAATCTCGAATTACGCCAGGTGCAAGAACTGCAATTGCAGTACCCCCGACACCGTTACCTCCTGAGATTGTAATAACCGGAGTAGTTGTATAACCACTACCTGGTGTTAACACAAGCACTTCAATCAATTGGCCAGCACTATTCACTTTTGCTGCCATCGTTGCAGGGATAGTAGCATCACCAGTCACTATAACCTGTGGTGCAACTGTATATCCGCTGCCTGGGTTAAGAACAGTGGCACCAGTTACTGATAGTTTGTAATTATTAAACCACTGACTGTATGGCCATGTTTCCCAAATTGGATCGGTGCTTGGGAAGCTACTTAACGAACTTGGGTTAGCTGTGTTGTTGTCCAAGATAGGAGATACAAAGCCGCTTCTTAGTGAATCATAATATGCCGGTAGATCAAAGTCTGTATCGTTGCCTTGATAGTTGTCAAAGCCTTCGTAGCGTAAATTAAACTCGCGAACTTGAACATGATAAGGTTTGACTTCTTCGATGTAGTCACTAACAAAATCTTGATTATCACGTCTGTAAATTGGATACGGAAGCAAGTCACGAATCTTATGAGTAACATCAATCAAGCTTGTTTTGAATAACCAGTCTGGTGCTTCTTGTTCAGACATAATAAATTCAAATGCGCGAACTAGCAACTCGTTGCGATAAATCTCTAAGTCTGTTGTAAAGATTTCATCGTTTAACGCTTTGAGTATTTGGCGTGTCTCAACTGTTGGTGCTTGGTCAAATCTTTGAGCATCGAACACTTCGGTGTCAAACCCAAAACGCCCAATTGCATAGTCCCATATGGTATTGCTAATCGCAACTGTACCATCTGTAAGCTGCACACGCACCCATTCGGAACTAGTTGCGTTCCATTTATATATTTCACTCTTACCAAAACTATTTGCAGTAACTTTGGCTGTATCGCCGTTCATTGGTGTTAATGCAAGCAAGTCACTATACAGTGCAACTTCAACTGATGGATTTACTGAAGCATCGTACCCCGTTGCTACCCAGTCGATATAGTTCCAATACAGTTTTGTATCGTAAGTTTGAACTCTATTAAGCATCAGTGTTTTATCTGATTGCACTACATAGATTGTCCACAAACCTTGCTGAGTGTAGTCACTTGCAACAAGGTACTTGTATCCAACTGATACTTGACGTAAGTCTTGGTATGTTAGTTCTGCGTAAGTTGCAACACGTTTATCCCATGCACCACTAACCTTGGTTGGCTCTGGCTCTTCGCTGTTAAGTAGATCGAATTTCTTACTATCAGTAAGTGGATATAGAGACATTATTTCATTGGCACGAGTTAGATAGTTTTTAAGTGCAAGGAATCTATCAACGAACATGCTCTGCCTTGGGCGAAAGCCAACTCCGTATTTGTCTGCCACACTTAAAGTTGCATCGGGTACTAGATTTCCTAAAGTGTCTTCACCGCAATAGCTATCAAGTAGCTTTCTGTAAAGTCCTGCGCCTAAGAAACTATTAGCATTGTTAACAGTAATTAGATCATATTCAGCGTGAACATTATCATTGTTTGCAATTTTGTCAAATTCGATATGCAGAATTGTGTCAGTGGCATTGATTAGTTCGCGACAATTATAAAGTGCTACTGTATTTTGTTCAATCGCCGCTGCATAGTTAACTCCACTACTGCGTGGATTTTCAATATATTGCGCAACACCTTGTGCACTTAACGTTTTGCCTAGGCTCACACTAGTAATATTCTTAACCCAATAATAGTAATAAGTTACAAAGGTTCCTGCACTATCGAGTGCACTGGTTACTGTAAAGCTTGTAGTGCTATAAACTGTTCCCGGGCCAGTGTAGTCAGATGGCGGAACTTTACTTTCGGTCCATTGATAAACGTCTACAACTGATCCTTCAAACAATTGCCCCCAGCGGCGAGCTTTGTACTCGATGGTGTCTTGGTGGTAATCAATGAATCTAACAGTTGATAGATCCCACCACATTTCGCCAAGGTGATCGCTGTTCCACTGACTACCAAAGTTATTTACTGTACCAGTGTTATACGCTGCTGGATCAATTCCCCCAGTGAAGTCGATGTTTGCTTGTGCTGCACCGAGTATTTTTCCTTGTATTGGATCAATAAAGTCTAAGTAGCTAGTAACAGCGTTATCAATTTTGTCATACACAAATACACTGTTTAATAGTGCTGCATTAACAATTGGTTCTTGCATGTAAACTATTTTCCATGCCAGTTGCTTGTTAGTATTTGTATATTGAGAAATGCGACCAAAATTAGCTGTTGTACTATCGCCAAGGTCAGCATTTGGTGCACCAACTAATAATATACCATCATGGTAATTAACTGCTTCACCAAACTTGTCAGTGCTAGTAACGGTAGTGTCGTAAATTTGTTGTCCAAATACAAACAATCCAGGATTTGTAATACTTGCATTTGTTGCATTTAAGAAGTCGTATGTATATACAACACCTGATTCAGGCTCAGGTCCTAATAATAATGTACTTTTTGAATCAAAGTAAGTAGTTCCAGTATCAAATGTAGTTGGTATAAATGCAGATGCATCTGGTGCACCAACTACTAGTGTAGATGCAGTGTCACTGATACTCAAACTAGTACCAAAATGTCCGTATCCTTGTGCGACTGGAGATGTAATTGTTTGTGCATGGACCATTGGAGTAAGGCCAAGATCATTATATGCAGATCCAACACCAGGCAATACTTGTAGTTTAATAAACTGATCGCCGGCAGCAACATTCTGCAATGTAAGTTGCAGTTTGTTAGTATTATTAATTGCAATTACGTTAGGAATAGCAGCATTGTTGATGTCATTTACTAAGGTAGCAACTGTTGTACCTGTTAATGCAACATAGTAGTTGTTAATACGAATACTATTGCCTGCTGTTAATACAGGGTTAGCAACTGTACCTACTATATTTCCAAACAATCTACATTGATTTGCCCAACGATCAACACTGCCGCCTTCTGGTACAATTGCACTGTCATTTGGCATGCCGATATATAAGCTGCAATTTGTTGGGCAATTTTCAACTACATTACCAAAGTTGTAATCAGCACCAGGTACCGTTGATTGTATGCTTTGCATCAGTCTAAAAGTATTGGTTTCAATTTCAATAATATCACCAACGTTTAGTATTACAGGATTAGCAGTAGTACCGATTCGTATTTTTTTAGGATTATTACCGTCTGGATTTACCTCAAACTGTGCATTGTTAAAATTGTTAGTTGGGATCAGATATTCGCCATTGACAGTAACGCTTACTGGCCCATTTGGAGTTTCGGTTACTGTGTAATCAACCACTGCTGAGTTAGTAACTTGGAAACGCTCAACACTTCTGTCAATGATATGAACTGTTCCTGCTAAGGTGTCGCTACCAACTGTGTTGCTCGGTGCACCGATAATAAGCTGTCGACCATCTGTGGTTGTTGAGATACTCTGCCCAAAACGTGTTGCACCTGTAAGATTAGCAATTGATTGTGGTATCGTGTCAACATATTTCCAATAGCTATCTGCTTTAATAAGAACCGATCCGGTTGCACCAGTAACAAGCACAACATCAGTGCCGTTTATGTCGTAATCAATTACAGGGCGTTGTAATACATCATTGACATAAACTGCAAAACTGTAGATATCAGTCACAGTGTACAGCATACTTATATCAAAGGTAGTTGTTGGCACTGACGGGAAGGATGAAATACTTTGTAGTCTTGTTATGCGCAAGTCGTCGCCGTTATTTAAAGCCGTGTTGAACGTTACATATCTTATACCATCAACTAATTCTAATACCCAAGATGTAACAGCGATCTTAGGAACATTGTTAACAGTTATGCCAAGTTGTGTTTGTGCTATTACTAAATTGCTGTCAAGTACAATGGTCGGATCAATTGCAAAACTCGTAGTGCTAGCATCACCAGTAAACCCGAGACTTTGATTTTGAACATCAACTAAATTGTATGCATCAACGCTGTTATCGCCTGGTGAGGAGATATACATCCATTTTTCGTCATCGCTAACTACTACTCCATAACCAAGTTCTGACGTTGCGTTGGCGCCGGTAAAGATTTGAGTTTGTCTGTAGCTACCATTATCTGGATTTCTATTGATTGCAACTGCATAACCTTTGTTGCTTTCACTAGCACTTGCACCCACTACTGCCCAATCAAACTGCCCTGATGATATACTACTACCAAATCCAGCAAAGCCAGTGGTAGTAGGTACTATAGTTTCAGTTGCTACATACTCCTTCTCGCCTTTGTTATAACCAACTACACCGCCACTATTTGTATACCCTGGCATACCAGCTAATAGGCCTTGATTGCGCAAGCCCTGGGTAATAGATGTGCCGTACAATGCAGCAACTTCAGTAGTCGGTGCTTGCAATTCTTTTGGTGTAGAGAATGGGTTAATTTTTTCTAACACTTCCCATTTGCCGTTGCTGTTGTCATCGATCCAAACTTGATCGCCAGTTACAATATTATTTGCAAAACTCAAGCCAGCAACATCAGCAGGCTGTGCAACTCGTACACTTTCAAGAATAAATGCACGACCTGAGCCACTTATTTCAGTTGTAGTACCAGGCAAGCTCAAGTTGATTACTATAGTACGCAAGCTCGGGACCGAATTAACAATATATGCACCATCGACAGCTAGACTATTGAAGTACTTAATAATCATCCTGTCGCCTGCTACTAGCCCGTGATTAACATCAAACGTAATTGTACTAGTGCCGTTTAGATTATCAAATACAGAAATAACACTAGCGTTAACTAAATTAGTTCTGTATATGTTCCAATCAAATCTATTTGCTTTAGCTACCCATATATTAGAACCAATGATTACTTTATCGATGCGGTTGATAACGCCTGTCAAGTCAGCATAGTCAAAAACTTTAATATCAATATCGTCATAATTTACATACCCAGCAGTTGGTAATCCAATGTCTTCGGGAATTTGATCCAACGTTGGCAATATATTTTTATCAGTTATGTTATAACTTTGTTTCCATATCGAAGTTAACGGAACTGATTGACTAGCACTACTAGTATCACCTGGTTCAACCACTGCAATAGTACTCGGGTTTGCTAGTAATTTGCTTTCATCAAGGCGTAGTTCAAAATAACTACGATTTGCATTGGCACCATAAAGACCGCGCTGTATTGCCCAGTTTTCGTATATTTCATATTCAGCTTGTTCTTTGCCAAGATTAGCACTAGTGAAGATTTCAGCAGCAGCCAGTGTTCCTTTTGTTCCTAAGAATTGTGAATAAAGCCCGGCTTGTGAAATGTCATCTAAATTTAAGTTTTGCATATACTGTCTAGGTCTGAATCCAATTAGTCCAAGTCCAAGTAGAGTAGCATCTTGTTCTAGATTTGCAGTGTGTATATCATAGTTTTCACGTAAGCCGTCGGCTTTACTAGAAAGATTTGGTAGCAAGCCTTTTTGTATTTGTGTGTAATCACTTTTTAGCCATTTAGAAAAATCAAATGTCTCTGTTGGTGCCAACAGTACAGAAGCACTCCAATACGCATTTTTATAAAGAACAATTTGTCCTTTGGTGTACGATCTATTAGGTACCCATTCTTCTATATTATCTTCATTAAGAATAAACCCTTGAGCATCAAGTGTGCCATTCCAGTCATACACTGTGTAGCCATTTAGCAACAGGCGGCTTTGTCTTGCGGCTGTCTTTGGTTCATATATAAGGTCATTAAAGATACTAGTGTTGTCAAACACAATAATGTGTTCGTAACTAGTAAATCTTGCATTAAGATAACTAAACGTTTGGTTATTAAGTCCAATTAGTTTAAGTTCATTGTCAAGTCTTTCAACTGCATAGTCTTGCGACAACAGCGGGCCATAGTTTTGATTCAATAAGATGTCATTGATATTTTCACTTTTTAAACTTTCAACTACGCTATTTGGTTTTTCTAATGTTAGTAGGTTAGCAGAAGGGTTTAAGTTAATTAAGCTGCCAGATATCCATTTTTGTCCTGCCCAGTATAAAAACTCCTGTGCCATTTGGTTCCAGTTAAGAATAGTACCATTTTCTCGGCTGTCAAAACTTAATCCTTGTTGTTCTAACAACTTGCCGTAGCTAATCAAGAAGTCAACAACTCCATTCTTACTTGTAAATTCGTAGCCGTATGGCACTTGAACTATGTTATTAGTAAAAGTATTTGCAATACGCACAGTATCATTGTTTACAGTTATTGTACTAAAGTTTCCACTTGGCGCACTTTGCAATATGTCAAAATACGGTTTTGTTGTAGAATAGCCACTAACAGTGTAGCCTGTTGTAGTTCTTTGTACAATGACACTACTATATTGCACTTCTGCAAAACTCGGGTTTTGATAAAGGAACAGTTGGTAGCTCTCATCTGGAAGTAACAAACTAGCGTTTAAACTATTTGGTGAAGACTTTTCGCTGAATATTTTTAGATAATTTTGGTCACTGAACGCAGCCATTCTGTAACACAACCGCACATCAATATTTGCTAATTTAGTTTTTAGCAAGTCAGTACTGTCAAGTCCAGTAACTCTATTATAGTCAACAATGAAATTGATGTAACTATTTTTGATAGTCCCATTACCATAAATTTCAAGCTGTGATGGGTCTAGTCTAAACCTATCATTGTACAAATACTGTTTAAAGTCTGTGTTGTAATGCCATTGATCTCTATCTACAAACAACGAGAAGTAGTTTGCAGGTTTAGTTAATGCAAGTAATCTTTGAATTGCAAACGGATAATAACTACTGCGTCTCCATGCTGTTTCGGTTGGTCCCATGTCACCAACAACCCATGATTTTTTGAAACTGTCTTGATCATAGTCACCAACAATACTACCAAATGGCGATAATAAACGTCCTTGTGTGTCAGTTGGTATACATTGCAGTAGAGTCGGACGCACATACTCAGGGCGAATATATGGTGCTACTGGATCAGCAACGCGGCCTGCTGCTAGGTCTTCCCATAGTACTAAGTTGCCAGACGTGTAAGGAGCAACGCCGTATTTGGTATCCCACCAAGTTGGCTTTTCTGAAAGTCCAAGCATTTCCCATGGACGAGTGTGCGGGCTGTCTGTATCATACAATTGGAAGTAGATAGCTCTCCAGCCGCCTAATAAAGGTTCATCGTCTAGTTGATTGGAGCTACTACTATAGTTCCAAGTAAACTCATTGTCTGCTAGGTAGGTTTGTGATTTATAAGGAACACGGTTGCCGCCGCACCATGTTAAGAAACTAACAGCAAGGATTTCATTAATAGTGGCCAAGCTATAGTCAGTTTTGCGGTATTGCCCTGGAATAACGTCAGTTGCTTTAAGAGGCAATGCACTACGTTCTGCAGCATTGATTTTAATGTTGTTGTATACTCTTTTTTCAAACTCGAGCAATACATCGTTTCTATAATCGCCTTGGTCCCACGCAACTGTTATACTGCCATCGTGTCCTTGGATAACTTCCTGCGGAACAACATAGGTAGCGTCAACATACATCTGTGGACGGAATATTTCATACATGCCCATCATGCTAGGTGTTGCTGGAATAAAACTGCCAGCAGTTGACTTATACTCGCGTACAGAAATAATGTCGCCGTTGTTTAATGCAATTCGGTCAGTGTTGATTGTAATTCTAGGACCGTCGGCAGCAACAGTATATTCGTAACCTTCGCCGGTTAATATAGTTTCAACGCCAGTACTAACCGGTGTGTAGTATACTAGTATGCCTGCATAGTTTGCATTAAACATATCGTAGCTGTAAAGGGTATCAAACACATTTGTAGTAATCGGCGAAACTGTATATGTTGTTAACTCAAATATAGATCCAGACGGAATAGCATCAGTCCAGTAAAATGGGCTAAACTGGTTCTTGCCAGCGTTAATTGATTGCAATGCAGCGTCTAGAATCTCAGCAGGTGTTTTGCCTTGCCAATCATTTTGCGCAACATAGTTTAAAATTTTATTTTTTGTTTTATTATACTCAACTGCATTAAATTCCAATGCACGGAAAAACTCAAACTCTCTGCCGTTGATGAAGTTTGTCATCATGCTTAATGGTGCACTTTGTTGCAAAATGATTCCACCAAACGGGACAACATTTCCAAGGTCGCGCATGTTGTTTGCACCGTGTATCTTGCCTGAGAAGTTTTCTAAATTTTGACAAATACTTTCATAATGCTTGCGCACAGTGCCTAGTGTGAATCCACTGCTATTTTCGTTTAATGCATTTGATTCAAGGTTAACTGGTATAGTGTAAAATCCAACTCCACTTACATTATCACTGATAACCTGAGCTTCAATTACTGCGCCAATTGCAGGCGTAGAGCTTGTTCCAGTATTAAACGTAATTGATGTTGTCCCGTTGACATTAGTTCCGTATGTATAGGTATCTGGAAGAACAAACTGTCCTTCAATATAAACCTTAACAGGGATCAACGATGCATCATCAATAACTTGTATATCGAGCACAAGTGGCACACCGGTATATTCAAAAGTGAAACTTTGACGCTGTACTGTTTTAGTGAATGATGTTTGCCATCCTAGCAGTTTATCAAATGTAGTTCTAGTATTATACTGCCTAACTATGCCTTCGTCGATTGTTTTTGTAACACTAACTGTACCGTTTACGTATACAAATGTATCGACATACAAATTGTTGTCAAACACAATATCACCTACATTAGCAATAGTAGAGTATTTTAACGGCTGCCCGATGATTGTATCTGTTGTGCCTGGCCCCACTGCATAGCTAAACAGTTTAGTACCTGCAAACGTAGAACTTGGATAAACAGATCTATCACCAAAGCTGTAACCTTTGCTGTCAATTATATCAAACAATGGAGCTTGATTAACTCTAGTTTTTTGCTGTGACAACACCCAGTTAGTACCATTGAACCAATATGTCAGTCCCTGCAAGGTTGCACCACTTGTTATTACTGTGGTTGTGTTGATTGGAATATCTGGAGTTGTTAAACTTGCTGGTTGTAAATCAATGATTGGTAAAACGCTTGAATCACCAATGTCCGGAGTAATAAACTTTACTTCGTATATTTTATTGCGCACTTCAGGATCTAGGTCAGCAGCAAAAATAACTCTTGATCCTGTAATTAATTGGTACCCGTCGATGTTATACCCAATAGTACCATTGATATTTGAAAACGCATCAGTTTCATTGAAATCAATGATATCAACTGTGTCAATTCCCAACGTGCCTGCATTATAAAGATCTAAGTTCTTTCTAAACTCTAAGATAGGACGCTTGGCTCTATTATTATTATCAATTTCAGCTGGAACTTTGTTGTAAGTTGCAGTGGCATTTAATACATCGATATGAAACCATCTGTTGCTGCGACTCCATGCGTTTCTATCAATACTTGCTCTATTGATAGTCATATAATCTGGAGTTGTTGGCGCATTTAGTGTTTCGTCGAAGTTTCCTTCGTCATATGGCAAACTATCATACGGAACACTTGAACTGGATGTATACTTTTCTGGAGTAATAAAGTCACTTACTAGAGACAAGGTAATCGCTGTCCCAACGCCTTCAACATAGTATTCGTTATTTTCGTAACTGTCAGGAACAACTGTGCCAATAAAACGTACTTTTAGTCCATTGGTAAACACAACACCATTGGGGGACGTGTAGGTTTTTTCTCCAATAATAGTAGACATATTTAGATCTGCAGAGTTTGCTTCGTCGACAATAAAGATAACACCAAAGTTAGTTTCGTCAATGCCATCTTGATAGTAAAGAACATCTGCGTTAGCAGTTATAAGAGGTTGCCGCTCCATTGTACCTTCGGCATTTTTGTACCATGTAGCGTCGGCATTGTTTGTGCCGTATTTAATATTTGTTTTGCTCAGATTTGCAATACTCTGATTAACTGTGAGCTCCATATACGGACGATCTGGATCTGCATAGTTAAAGTTAATTCTCCATTGTACGTATCTTTCAGCATTAGTTGCTATCGGGGTAGAGTCATCAAATGGGCCTTCGCCGTAACCGTTTCCTTCTGTGTCAAACGGTACTTGCATTTCCCAGCCAGCATCATTATCGGTCGTAAAAATCAACGTGCGGTTTTGTAAGTCAGTGATTCCGTCAATGCCGCCATGTGCAGCTAAGAACGTATCAACATATTGATTGTTAATATCTGTAAACTTTAATGTATCTTCAGCTAGATCAGTTGCACCAATATCAGCAAGGGTAAAATAGAAGTTTTGTGCAGTTTTGTCAGGTACAGCAAATGAAACTGTGCCAGCGTCATCGCCGTTGTTGGTTACGCCTAGTACTTGTCTTGATGATTGATTTGGTTGGTATGGTAACACACCGGCTGTTCCAGGAACACTTTGAATCCAAAAATTATGCCCGGCATCGTTTACATTAAATGTATAGTTACCTTGACGTACAAGTGTTAGCGTGGGTAATGTACCAGCTTCGCCTGAAAAAGTGTAACCGTTGTCGGTTAATTCAACATCAAAATCATCACGCATTGGAACAGCATTTGAAAATACATCAACGCTGTTTGGGCCTTCAGGAACCCAGTAATATTGTCCAAAGTTTACATATTTGTCGTAGTCTACAAATGGATCAAAGCTGTAGTACTCGCTGTCAAATAATCTGTCATGACGAGTAACATCTGCACCTTGTAGCCCTAAGCTATCAATTATACCTGGGTAAGTAGTTGCGTTTGCAATTTTATTAGTATTTGGGTCGAGTCGAACAACACCCGGTTCAAGTTGATAATTCGTTCTAGTAGCTGTTGGTTCTAGTACATAGTTGTCGCTGGCAGTAACACCGGGTCCCACTTTTCGACCAATGTACCCCTGTGTTGGTTTTAATTTTGGGTTTTGATATAACTGATCAAGTGTACTACGTAACAATTGCTTATTAGCTGGTGTCTGGAAGATCTCTGGCAGAAACTCTTCAGAACGAATTCTTTTAGCCATAGTTTATACTACTCCGCTGTTTGTTGCAGTGCGTAGTTGACTGCTAGTTAGTGCGCTAATAACTTCAACATCATTAACTGTTGCTGCGTTAACAAAAATTTCATTTGGTTGGCTGCGAACTTCGTACAAGTCGCCAAACGATTTTGAAGGATCTACTGGAACAAGAACCACAGTTGAAATGATATTGCCTAATTGGTCGTGTAAATATGCACTAAGTTCTGAGAAGAAAAATGTATCACCAAAGTCCCAGTTTTCGATAGTAAAGTACTGATTCATTGCTGCAATAACTTGGCTTTTAATTTCACTAGTACTTACTGTACTATTCGGGTTCTTAACACATTTAATTGTTGCTCTCAATTCAGGTGTCGCTTTGGTTCCAAATAATGGTTTAAAAATTGCACTATTTAGAATAATGTTGTCTGAAATCATTTTGTAGTCATTCAGTGTACTGTAACTTGTTGTTAACTCGTCGATAGTAGGCATCGGCGGTAGAGGCACAGTTCCTGTGCTGTCTTTAACATAATTTTGGTATGCAGTGTAATACGCACTAGTAACTATGAAGATGTCAATGATGTTAGTTGTACCAGGATCGATACGTCTACTCAACGGAGCATTATGTCTATATTGGAAGTACAAGTCCTGACGACCAACATAATATATGTAACCCAACGCTTGTGTTATCGTGCGAGTTCCGTCAAATGCAACAGTTAGCACATAGAATAAATCATCAGTGTATGCGTAAAACACTTGGTTATTTGCAAATTCGCTTTTAACTAATTCAATCGAATCCTTAGTTGCATACTGCCCGTTTACAATCCCGCTTGCTAGTGGAATATATCTTTCTAAATTGTCAAAGTCAACAGTTTTTTGTAGATACACTCTTTTATTGTTAGGGTTTGTTGTAGGTGCAACTAATGTCTGAAAGTAATCTGGATTGTCAGGAATGCCGTCATTGTCTGAATCTTTGTAACTAATTCTAACACGGAAATCATCTACGTATCCATCTGTTTCCACTGGTTGTCCAATAATATCAAGTATCTCATCGCTATTCAACGTTGAGCTAGTGTCAGGCTGATTGTTAGTTTTTAATACATTAATAAAGTCATTAATAACTGTTCCGGTTTTAGGGTCATATACTTTTTGTGTGCCATCATAGAAGAAACGAGTTTCTAATACGCTAGCCCAGAAACGTTCTAAACTTCTAGAACTCACGGTGTATGTGACCCCGTCTGTTTCAAATGCAACTAGCCAACTGTTGTCTAGTCCAGCACCGGATGTGTTCTGTGCGTTTGCAAGACTGAAAGTTGTTGCAGCATTTAAGTTAGTTGACGTAATAACATACCATTCACCAGTTAGGTTGTTGTACCCTAGCCCAAAATCTCTATACAATTCCATTTGCTCACGCATGGTTGTTTCAATAGCAGTAGGCAAGTCAGTGACAAAAATTGGAATAACTTGTACAGGTATAGCGTCGGTTGGAACAAAGTTATTAAGTGTAACCGGTCCGGTGCCGTCTGTGTTGTTACCTACTCCAAAGTTTGTACCATCAAGCTCAAGCTGTGTAACAGTTGCCCACAGTGTCATTTTATCACCGGGCAAAGACGGGGTACCGGCAATTAATCTATTGAATTTGTTAAAATAGAAACCGCTTGGCGGCGAAAACTTAATTAACCCGCCTTGTGTAATATATTTTTTATTGTCCGACGATTGTGGCCCAACTGGAGCCGGAGCACCGTTTGCAGTAAATCTAAAAAATCCTGTTGTTTCATTGTTGCTAGTAGTACTTTGGCTCCAATTGAGATTTAAAACAGTTAAGTCTGGACGAGTGAAGTTGTCGTAGTAAAATTCTTGCATACCTCTACTAGATAGCAAAGGCTCAACTTGGTTAACAATAACGTTGCTAATATCATTTTGATCAATGAACGTAAATGCAAAACTTGGAACATCAGTAGTTTCGTAGATTAGACCGTCACTGGCAAATATGTTAGTTGAACTATACTTTCCAGTAATATCAACTAGGTCTAGATATCGGCTTGTGCCAATTGAGCTTCTGTTAACTGCTTTGGATTTAATAATTGTGCTGTACAAAGTGTACGGAAAGTTGTTGTAATCTTCTCCGTTAACCATTCGGTTTTGTGTGTAATATCTAGCAGGGGCACGTTGCTTAATTGCATTGATATTTTCTCTAGTAGTCGCATTACTCACGGGTGAAGTCAATGCACAAGTCATTGTTAGTGTTTCATTACGACCTGTTCTACTTACGTAGCTAATAGCAATAGTAACATTTTGCATTTCGTTGGTGTTAATAACATAGTTTAAACCGTTTGAACTTCTAACATAAGATCTAAATGGCCCAACTGGGATAGCCGAAAACACACCATCGCCGAAGTTTAAATTAATTTGATCGTTTGTTCTTGATGTAATAGTAAAATACTTACGCTGTTCAGGAGTAAGTTGCTCAACTGCACCAGTGTATATATTTTCTACATATTCCCATTCGTCGCCAACAACACCTTGTGAGTCTAATTCGTATAACCATATATCATCGTTGTTAATGCCTTCGATATTTACATTGACTACTCTATTAGATATACGCTCACCTAAATTAAACGGAAAGTCTTTTAAAGATCCTTGTTTAAACAAAAAGAAGAAACCAGTATTGGCGCTAGCATATCCTTGTCTATCGTTTTTATAGAGCATGTTAAACAAGCCATTTGGCTTTGGTGCAGGCTCGTATACGTAATCTTTGTTTAGGGAAGTCGAACTAACTGCTTCAAACACCATGTTAGTGCCATTAACTACTGTCGAAAACGGAACCACTGGCAAAAACCCAGGTGCAAGATTAAATGTGTACTCATCAGTTTGAATACCAAGAATAGATTGAGTGTTTCCAGGGCGACCAAATCGCTGACTACTAGTCAATGAACTGTTAACAATCACAGTGAACTGCTCTAACCAATTTGGATTAGTAGTATCGTTCCAGTTAACTGTAACATTTGATAAGTTAACACCTGTGAAGTCAACTAAATCTTCGGTTGTACTAATGCTTTGTACTTTAATATAGCCCTCTGCTGCAATATTACGCTTAGGAGTGTAACTTACTAGATTTGCTAGACGGGTTACGCTGTCTCTTCTTTCGGCAGTGTCAATAAAGTTTTCTCTAGTGTTAAGATCATTACGGAAACTACCTGCTTGTCCCATAAATGCAATAACATCAAGAAGGGCAATAAATTCTGAACTTTCAATATAATCGTTGAAGCTTTCAGGATAATACAAACGGATGTAATCGATGAAACTCTTTCTTAATGTTTCAAAGTCAAAGCTCTGAAAGTCAGCTTCGCGATAGGTTTGGTAAATGCGTTTCCAATCCTCAACTCCGAAAATACTGGTTTGTCTACTTGTTTTTGCCATGTTTATCTATCCTTGGCAAGTATTTATGATACAAATAAACTGGGTACTTTATACGTCCGAGTACCCTGCTCGCTGCTGTTTTTGATCAAAAAAGATATTCAACAATTCAGAGTTTTGGCCTTGTACTGTTTGAACTTCAAGTTCAACTAGTATACCAAATTCTTGTGCAAAAACATTAATGTCACTAATCGCAATCCTAGGATCTTGTGCAACTACCCGTTGAATCTCGGCATTTATCTGTTGCGTAGTACTAGCATTTTGAGGTTCAAATATCAAAGCCCACATTGATGTTCCTACTGTAGGTCGCCCGGGCACTTCGCCTTGTCTTATGTTTAATGCATTTAACAAGTCACGCTTGATCAAATCAAAGTCAGTAACTGTGTATGACTTGTATCTATCGATTGTGCTGTATCCTATAAATGTTGGCATACCTGTATTTAGTCCCTACGTTAACCTGCGTATTACCGCATCTTTTAAATTATCAATTATAGTATTAGCACTACCGCTATTGCCAGCTGCCATTAATCGTAATGCTGTTTGATATTCTTGCACATTAACAGGCAATGCTTTCACTGTTGCATTTTGTACTTTAACTGATCCAATCACATTAGTAACTGCATTGTCAAGTGCACCTCTATTAACAGTGTTTGATATACCCTCAACAACTGTATTGTTAGCAAATGCAGGGAATGTGTATGAGTAACCTCTACCACCACCGAACAATCCGCCGAAGATACCCCCAATGCTAGAAATGCTACCTAAACTGCTCAAGCTTGTAAGTCCGCCAGAGATGTTACCTAAATCGCCTAAACTAGTTAAATTGCCTAAGTTGCTAGGTAGGAACTCTAATGTACTTGACAAGTCAGACAAACTAGCTACTTTACTAAGATCAATATTTCCTAAATTAGTTAAAGAAGTTATTGAAGTAACCCCTTGCAATGATGCAGGTATCTTCTCTGATACTAGATCAATTGCATATTTCCCGCCTTGGACTATTGAATCCATGTCAAGGCTGCTAATAACATTGCTAGATACACCAGCAACAGTTTCGCCAAGTGTTGCAGATCCGTTGACCCACTTGGAAACTGCTTCGCCGCCGTACTTTGCAGCACCTTGAACTAGGCCAGCAAGATCTGCTACGTTTTCTAAACCAGTTGCTACGCCAAGATTTTGTAATTCACTAAGTCCTATGTTTAGCAAGTCAGTTTGTGTGTTGTCTTGTAAGCTTTCGTTTGACAGAAAGTCGTTTACGTTGTTAACACCGTTTAACCCTGACCACACACTACTATTACTCAACACTGTTGTAAGGTTTGTAGTTGGATCTTTAAGAAAGAAGTCCGAAGTGCCTGGCTTTAGAAATCCAGTTTTTTCTAGTTGCTCTGCAGTAAATCCAAATTTCCCAACACCGTTTAAGTCTGATACAACATCAAAGTTTTGCGGAACCTGTTTGCTAGCCTGTGCTAGCATAGCTTGAACTTGTGATGGGTTAAGTACGCCAACGGCAGTATCAGTACCAGTTTCTACTTCGTAGTCAGACACTGTGATTTTTGAAATACTAACATTTTTAGCATTAGCAATGGCTTCTTGTGTTGTTGTAGTAAGTGGCACTTCTGCTGCACCGCCAGATATAGAAGTAGTAGAGTTAACTCCTGTGCCGTGGAAAGGATATGGTTCGTGCGTTGGTGCTCTACTAACCACTGATTCAATTGCGTCTTTTTTAACTACCCAGCCCACGTCGGTTTGGAACGTAGTGTCTGGTAATTTGTTTTTAGGAAGTTCTTGCGGAGTTGGTACATCACTTGCGGCACCGCTGTTTAGCTTAATCGGCTGACCTACAAAGGTTAAACTTTTGCTTCCCCATGATCCATTTTTTGACTTCAATGCAAGATTGCCATCACTTTTAATACCAATTTGCTTGCGACTGTATAATAACAGGTTGTCAGATGCATTTAAACTTAATGCTTTAGTTTCAACTCCCATTGCAAGTTTAGCATACATTTTAATACTGCCTTTTTCGCTGTTGATATTAATATCGCTAGCTGCATGCATGTTAATTTCGCCGTCACTGCGTATGTTAACACTGTTTGATGCATATACATCCAAGGTGCCTTCTTTTCCTAGTTCTACCCACGATTGACCGTTTGCATGCATAATATGAATACTGTCGCCAGTATCATTAAGCATAATCTGATGCCCAGATGCTGTGCGCAATCTTAGTAGTTGGTCTTGTCCGGCAAGGTCTCCGTCGTCCATCACAATGCTATGGCCACCAAGTCTCGAAGTTACTTGGATTTCATTGGCTTTAACTTCACTATTTGCAACTTTGATTGATAGTTCAGCAGGAGTAAATCCACCCTGGTATACTGGTCTACCGGGACTACTCCAGCCGTACACTGTGCTTGGTGACTCGCGTTGTGAATTACTAGTAATAGGACCTAACAATGGATCAGAAATAACACCCTGGTTGAGCATTTGCCCTGCTAACACACTGTGTACTGGTTTTTTTTCTTCAAAGAATCTTTTGTTTTCAGCTATAGATGGATTGCTATTGTTTATTTCGGTTACCGGTAACTGCGTTGCTTTAGAAAAATATGGAGAATTAGTATCGTCGCTGTATTTCTTACTTGCCCCGATTGCTGGCATCATATGATTGATACCGGGTTCAATAGGTGCACCAATATAATACCCCATGTTTGGATCGCCGTTGGCAAAGAAACAAATAACTTTAGTTCCAATGTCCGGCGGCGTTCCCCAGAAACCATAACTTTGCTGATTTCCCGTGAACGTTCCGGGCCCAGTTGTTTGTGGCACACTTTGCTGTGTAGTTCCGTACATAGGAGAAATATAGCTAACCGTTCTCCATAAACTTTTTTCAGTTTTGTCAGGCCCAGCAAGATACTCAATGTAAACTTGTAGTCTTCCACTGCGAGTTGGATCTACGTTATTAGTCACTTCACCAAGAAAAGGCCCAGTTTCAGCCGGAGTACCACCTTTGTCAGTTTTATACGATTTTGGTTGTCCTTGACTTCGTTGATAGTTTTCTACCATCTATGGTGTTCCTTTAATTTGTTAAAACGGACCCGAGTATGAGGATCCGCCATCGTCGTCGACTGTGTTACTACCAGCCTTAGGCACACCACTAACTCCGTCTACAGTTTCATCTGTTAGTTCTACTTTATTTCCGTAATATGTGTTTTCGCCAACATCTCTGTAAGCTTTGAATCCGTTTTTATTATTAGTATCTGGTACACGAATTCCTTGTATAAGAGGTGCCAGCTCGCCGTTGAATTCCCTCAGTGTGCCTTCAATGCGTTGTGTGAATTTGCCTTCTTTAAAAAAGTTAGTTATCTGGTATGCAGCAAACACTAACCGTTCTTCGGCTATGTTTGTATTGTTCGAGATTGCACCTTGGTTTGCGTTACTTGAATATTTCGGTGTTAGTCCTGTTGTAAAATCATAATCAGTTGATCTATTAAAGCGAACTTCAAATAACACTTCGCTACTGTTAACATTAAGACTACCGTCAGGCTCGAATGCTCCAAGATTGTCTGTAGTATAAAATACTTCGCTTTGAGTAATCCAATCCGGATCACCAACAATTTCAATTTCAACTTTTAACACATCCGAGTCGGCATATAGCCTGCCTGCTAATTGAGCAGCCGGTAAAGTTGATTCGCCGGCGCCGCCTTGCTGACTTGATTCTGCGCCAGATGCAAACATTTGTTTTTGAGCGAACCTTCCGTCGCCGTCAACTGGTGCTACTAGTCCACTGTTGCCAATAGGCGTAATGTAGTTAGTATTTGCTTCAAATTCAAGATTTAATACTTCTGTATTCTCCCCGGTAAACAAATAATTATAAATTTTGTGCGAACCCCTGTAAGTCGATGGAGGGAAATAAGGAGATTTTGGTGTGTTAATTTTATACCTACTTACTTTGTAAGTAATTTCGTAAGCATAATCTTTTCGAATATCATCCCACCCGATTGCTCTAGATTTTTGTGTGATCTTATACCACTGAGTAACTTCTACTGGAGGCTGTGCAATTTCTTTACCAGTAACCTCATCAAATACTACGTTTTGTTGAGTAGTAATGTAATCACTATTTTTCATTACTTGATCGATTAATTGTGTAATCTGGGTACCAGCTGTTATACTATATGTTCTTCCATTATTGTCAAAGTTTTGTTTGTTCACATTTAAGTTTACGTTTGGATCTCCACTCATAGTCATCGGAGTTGTTTTTTTATTAGTTGTCCCTTGCTTTTTCATCTTAGCATCTTTAAACCCTGGGACATCTTCTAATAGAATAATGTACACATCAGCAATAGATTGTGCACCTTTTTTAACTAAAGTTTGCTGATTTTGGTTTAACGCATCGGTTAACCCTTGTGTGATAGTTGGCGAACTACTGCCGGCTCTGCTATTATTATTCCCAAATTCGCCAAAAGTTCCAGTGTTTCCGTCAGTAAAATCACGTGCTGCAAGTGTCGCTGCTGAAAACTGCATATTACCATTAAACAGCGTTCCTACATCTGGTGCGTCAAGTTGGAAGTTAAAAGGTATTGTTCCTCTAGCTGTACTAAATCCAACAGTTGTTTGTGGTATCATGCATTGCAGTTGGTATTGCACTACTTGTGCAGCCAGTTTGTATCGTAACATTGCTATTTGGAAAGGAATAAACTTTTCTACAATTGCATCTGGATCACTGGTAGGTTCTGTACCGTTTGATGATGATCCACTAATTAAATTGCCATTTTCATCATACCCATAAAACCTTACAACCATAAGATAATTTTGACCATTGATAGTTGCACCAGGATTGCCGGTGTGATCCCAAACTGCTAGTCGTAATCTTTCTAAGAAAGTAATGCCCTGAGGCTCAAGTACATCAAACTCTAAAGTAACTGCATTATGCGGCGACCCAACTCCTTGTGTGCCGACCATGCACTTAAATTCAATATTTTCTGGATAGAAGTCTAAGTCAAAGTATTTGTTACGCTCGCCAATTGTAGCACCACCAGATTGCATAATTAATTGTCGAGATGGTAATACTTTTCTGTCAGATTGCATCAGTCTATCATATTCTTCTATATCCATTAAGTAGATTGAAATAGTGTAAGTTTGCGAAGCCAGTGCTGCAAGACGATTTGGAGAAGCAGTGATAGTTTGTAAAAATTCATTAGCAATTGATGCACGACCGACAACTCCATTTGCATCAACATTATTTGCCCCAGCTGACGAATTTAAACTGTTTGTGTATGCATCGTCACTTGTGCTAACTCCACCGGAGTTTGCTATGGTTCCAGCTGGCGTTTGTGTTGTAACAACATTAACTGTATCGTTGCCGCCGCCGGTTGTACTAGTTATGCCACCACCTTGCACAGTATCTAGTGTACTAGAAAAATCACCGCTGAGTGTTGCTAATCGAGCATTAGTTGCATTTGTATTAACTGCTTCTTGCGAAATAATGTTTGTTGCAGTAATTTCGCCGTTAGCATCTGTTAGTACAACCAACTCATCTGCGCCAGCATCTGGAGAGGCAAGTCTAGCACCTTCTTTGGCTCCAGCTGCATCGTTTAAAACTATTGTACCTGCACTGTCTGCTGGTAAATTGTCTATTCGTGCAACTTCGCTTGAGTTAGCGAGAGCTTGCTGTTCAATAACAAGCAACCTATTAATAAGAGCATTAACTTCTGCTATGTTTTCAGCTATCCTAAATGTTGTTGCAGATTTGTCAGGATCAGTTGGTGGCATGCCGTCGTTTTGACGTTGCAGATTGACTAAGACTTCCTCGTAACCTTTGGCTTTATCAAAGCCAATACCCCAATCGGCATTGATTTCGTTCCAAGTTGCACCATCATCGACCTCAAATTCTAGGCGTTCAACCCACCCTACCAGATTATTGATGTTGAGTTGTACGCCGCGCCTGGCTGTATCTATTTCTGCCGAGGTGGTCATGCTAGATTCCTAATACTTGAGATAAAGTTGCTTTTTGTGGTAGGTATATCGATGTATTGGTTGTAAAGTCTCCCAACGGATCTTGAAGTTGGTTTGGGTTTCTCTGTGCAAACACCCACCAAAGCGCCGCATCACCGTACAAGTCGAATGCTAGCAAGTCTGGGCGAAGATTGTAAGTTTCATTGATAGTCATTAGCAAATCATCAACTTTTTTAGGAATAGCTCTGTTAACCATTACACCGAGGTATGTTTTATTAACAATAGGTGTATCAAAATAAGGACTGCTACTTGTATATATATTATCCATTTACCACATACCCTTCTTAATTAAGTTACCGTTTGCGTACTCTTTAAGACTAAACTGCTGACTAACTTGCTGTCTGCTTTGTATTGGTAACAAGTTAATAGTCATTGACATTTTAGTTGGTACATACGTTGCACCTTTACTTCCTAAATTACCCGGGGATGGTGTAAATGGTTTTGCACCTACCTGAAGTGCTTGCGACCCACCGCCAACCAACTGAGTTACTGCCGTTGACAATCTAGTTAAACTAGAAAAATTACCATTGGTTGCACTTGTTGCTAGAGGTTTTTGATATTGCAAATTAGATGCGCCTGTTATGTGTCGGCTTCTTGCTCTGATATAGTTAACATCAGACGGCAAATTCAAGTTAAACTCAGATATCACACAAGGAGACTCATTGAATTGATATTCACCAAGGCCGGACAAATACAATAATGGCGGTGGTGAGCCACGCTCTGCATCTTGGCCATAAAACATTTTACTAGCACTCTTAAAGAAATGCATAACTGCCAACAAGTATTCAGCTTCAATTGTGTCTTGTGCAGTAAATTCAGCAGTAACTTGTATAGTCTGAACACTTGATCCTTTGTAGAAATAGTGCATATAGTTGCTGTGCGATGGTTGATAATTATTGTAATCTGACCTATATTGTAAATCAATTTGCGGAGTATACGGAAATATAACACCATCAGTAACTGCTAATGGAGCAAGTATACCTGGGTTACTTGCTTTGTACAAGTAAGTTGCTTGAGGTGCAAGTCTTAACTTAACACGCCAATCACCATTGGCATTTTTAACACCGCTTGCTTCTCGTTGTGCACTAACAGTTTGCTGGTTACGTGCCTTAATAAGAAATTGGTTAGCATTAATTGCTCTTTCCATTTCTTCCATGTCTGTATAAGGCGTCAGGCCTCGAGCAACACGTTCTTCATTTATTAATCTTGCAACTTCCGGATCGCTAAGGTCGGGTACAACTCTATCTCTGAATACTGTTTCCAAGACATCAGCATCTGCTGGTGATACTGTGTAAGGATTGTCTTGGAAGCCAGGAATCTGGCCAAGTATTTTTCCAGGGTATAATATAGTTTCTTCCGTCAGTGGCGGGCCTAGTCCAAGCTTGTACTTTTCTATTCTTCCTGGGCCAGCATTGTATGCTTGAAGAATTTCTGCAGGCGTGTAGTTTGGATATTCTTTCCTAAGTCCTTCGAGATACTGCCTAGCAAATTCTCTAGCTCTCACCGGATCGAGAACTTCTCGAATAGTAATAGGCTCAACACCATACCCAGGATCGGCTGCGGTCTCTGGTATAATCTGGTACACACCTAAAGCGCCTG